GCCATTGCCACTTGCCGTAAGCCCCGGTTACGCCAGCGGCGGTCCCAGGCGTTCGCTTGTATCCTATCGGGCAGGTGCATTGCACCTTGCCCGCCGCGCCTGCCTCGACGGTAAGCGTCGCGCTTTCCGCCGTTCCGTAGCTGGTGGAGGTCGCGTTCTGGAGAGTTGTCGTGGAGGCTTTCGTGCCGGTGCTGTCGCCGCTCGACCCGCCGGTGCCGCTGGTCGGCGGATCGTCCTGCCTGACGACATGAACGGTGCCCGTCCTCGTCACCCCGGAAAGGGTAAACGAGATCGGGACGTTGACCTCCAGCGTCGTCAGCCCGGTGATGTTGAGGATTCCGGTCGAGGCTCCAATCGTGCAGGTGATTCCGGTTGTGGCGGTGCGCGACCATGTCCCCGACGCAGTGACGTTGGCGTTGCCCTTCGATGCGGTAAGCCCGACATCGCGGGGGAGCTCGCCGGTCTTGATCGTGCCGTCGGCGTTGGCGTAGATTATGACATCGGCTATCGGATCGAGGACGATGCTCTGCGCCGAGGCCACGTCCGCCATTTTGTTGATGAGGGCTTGGCGGGCTGAGTAGAACGCCTCGAAATTGTCATCGAAGGTCGTTCGGACAATCGTCGTGTTCTGGGTCGTGTCGGTGTAGGCCGGGGACAGCCCGTTCAGGTAGTTGATGAGGTCGGTATATTCGGTGTTGTAAGTCGTATTCTCGGTCGTGATGCCGAGGCTCGTGGCCTGGTTGTTGAGCCCCGTCTTTTCGTCGATGATGCTCTGGACTTCGAGTACCAGCGCCGCCTTTTCCGCCGGATCGAGGATGTTGACGTTAAGGATGTCCTCGATATCGGTGATGCTGGTCTCGATCTCCTCGCAGAGATTGTCGGCCCATGCCTTATACCCAAGAGGGTTCTTGAGCAGCAGGGTCGAGAGGCGAGACAGCCGGACCATCAGCCACCGAAATTGTAGGTCGGGAACTGGAACGGGCTGCCCGAGGGGATAAGGCCCTGCACGTTGTAGGACTGGCCGACCATGCCCTGCGGCGGTTGAGGCGGCGTGAACGGGGCGGGCTGCGGCGCGGGTCCACCCGGAGCGACGCCCGGAGCGGGCGCTCCCGAGCGCCACGGCGCGCCCATCATCCATTCGTCGCGGGCCGCCGTCCAGCCGGAGCGGTTGAAGCCGTCGTCCGTGCGGTATTCTGTGGCGCGGGGGCGACCGGCGATCCAGTCCATGATGGCCTGCATATCGACGGAGCCGTTCCACTGGCCCATGTTCACGCCCTGCCCCTGCGAGCGCATTCCGGGCACCTGCGGGGCCGCCACAAGCGCGTTCTGGGGCTGCTGGGCAGGAAAGCCACCAAGCGTGATCCCGCCGGGGTTCATACCCGGCGCGGAGGGGCGCTGGCCCATTGCCGGAACCGGCGGGGCGAAGGCCGGGGGCTGCTGCATACCGCCGCGCTGGGGCTGCGCCGGATAACCGCCGGGGGAAATGCCCCGCTGGCCGTAGCCGCCCCCAACGGACGTGATGCCGAACTGCCCCGGAGGGGGTGTAGGTGCACCAATCATGTCTAGTCTCCTTACGTGCGGCTCCTGCCGCCTCCTGGTTCGTTGATCTTCACCCCGCTCACGCGAAATGAGCAGGCCGCACTCGTCTTGATTTCGACCATTGCGCCGGGGTCGTCGAACATCCCCAACCGCCGCCAGATCGGGCGCACGCGGTATTCGTCGCTTCCCCCGGCAGCGGCGCTACCGAGGTCGGAATTGATGTAGCTGCTCCACGTCTGGCCCGCGTCGCGCGAGTAGCGAAGGCTCACCGTCGGCGTGACTGAAGCCCCGGCCTGGCCGACATTGGCCCAGATGCGGAGGTTATCGATTGAAAGTGGCGTATCGAGCGGGGTCGCGGCGGTGAAACGCCGTTCCATTGCCACCCCAAGGTCGTCCCATTCGCTAAAGCCGAGGATTTGCCCGGTCGATTGGTGGCCGAGATAGACCGTCGTGCCCTTCATCGCCGCGCACTGGGCGATCCATTGTCCCCCGTTCGTCTGGAACTCGCACCATTCCTGCGTGGCGACGTCGAACACGTAGGTCTGGCCGGAAGTGCCGCTCAGCCGCACGCAGATGTATTCGTGACCGTGCAGCTTGAAGCTGAACAGCGCCCAAGACGAGGCCGCCGCAATCTTCTCTTCGAGCCAGTGATCCGAGACGCGGGCGGGAACGTCCTGCACGCGATACACCACCGCATCCGAGCCGATGAAGAACAGGCTATTGTCGGCAGCCGTCAAACATCCGGTATCTATGACGCCCTTGTCGAAGGCGATCTGCTCGATACGGGTGAACGGCAGCGCATCGTCGCCGGTATGCTGCCATACCTCGATGGTGGACTGGCCGAACAGCCAGATGTTGTCCCCCAAGGCCGCGATATCCAGAAGCGAATCCGGCTCGCGCTCGGCGGTGGCGAAGTTGAGCGCGTTCCAGCTTGAGCCATCAAGCGGGGCCGACCAGTAGAACTTGCCCGACGTATCGGCCCGAACCGCGACGAACAGCGAGCCGATGAAGCACACCGAGCGAACCGATGCCGAGTCGGGAAAGGTGACGTTGGCAAGCGTCGTCCCGTTGTAGCGGCGCATGGTCGAGCCGCGCGTGACGAGGATTTCCCCGAAACCGCCCGCGAACTTGACCGGCCCTGTCCCGGCGACCGTCCCCAGAGATGTGGTGCCCCGGTAGATATTCCCGCCGGAAACCGTGAAGTCGTCGCCGTTCAGCGTGCCCTTGGAGGCGAATATCCCTTGAACGGGACCAGCCCCGTTGGTCGCCAGCAGCCCAAGGCCGGGGCGCGAGATCAGGCACACGCCGCCGTCCGAGGTCTTGGCGGCCTCGACGAACATATTGATGCACTCAAGCGGCGGGAGGTTTCCCGTTGAGCGCTTATAGGCCCCGATGCCGTAGCTGAGCGCGGGCATCAGTCATTGGTCGAGAGGTTGTCGCGGGACAACGGGTTTTCGTCCGTCAGGTCCGCGATGGTGAAGTGATACGCCCTGAGCCGCTCATAGCCCTTGTCAGCGTGAAACTTGAGGCCGGGGTCCAACTGGCCCCCAAAGCCGCTGACGATCAGCCGAACCGCGAGGTTGGCGATGATCGCGCCCTCGTGGCTGGCGGGAACGTCGATGGTGGAAGATGTAGTCAGGACAACCGGCGCAAGGTCGATGCCGTCGATCTCCCATTCCGCGAGCATGTCGTTCAGGTGCCGCAGAGCGTAGGTCTCGTCGGCGGTCCCGGACACGGTTTCCCCGGCGGCGAAGATTTTGGCGTCCTGAAGGGCGCGCTCGATGATCTGGGCAGCCGTCGCCATGACCGTTCCCCCGCAAAAAATGGGGAGAGGCGGTTAAACCTCTCCCCAAGTCAGTTAGGCAGTGCCGCTCAGGCGAAGTGCAAGGCGCGGGTCGATCGACTTCACGCCATACAAAACGTCCAAACGCCACGCGCTCGTGTCCGACGATCCCGTGTAGTAGGGGATCACGCGAACACTGGTCCCGCGATAGGATTCGCGGGCCACGTCAACCGCTCCCGGCGGCTTGACCAGCGGCACCATCGCCAGCGCAAAGGCGTTCTTGTGGAACACCATGTTCTGACGATAGGCCGTCGAGGCCGTGCCGAGCACGGTGATCGCGGCGTTGTCGGCGGGGGCCGCCGAGCAGTTCTGGAACGCGCCCGAGGTGATGATCGCCGGGCTGATAACCAGCGTCGCATTGCCGGTGCCGTCCGCCGAAACGTCGGCGGTGACAACGAACTGACGCAGGAAGCCGAGATCGGCCTTCGTCACCGGGTTCACGGCGTTGACGTTGGCAATCGTGATAACGTCGCCAGCCTTCAGGATCGCCGAGGAGGCCGTCCACCCGTCTGTAATCAGGTTCTGGGTGTTCGTGTCCTTGACGTTCGCATAGGTCGAGGTCTGAGACGCGCCGTTAACCAGCGGCGTGCCAGCCTTCGTTCCGACCGTGTGGGTCGGGACGTTCTGTGACATGAAGGTGTCAACACCGGCAATCGTGCCGAGGTTGCCCTTGCGATACGCCTCGTTCGCAGCGCCCTGGATATACAGGGAAGTCTGCGAACCGATCAGCCCCCAGTTATCGGCAGGCGACAGAACTGCCACCCGCTCCTGCGGGACAGCAAGCTCGTCCAGGCGCTCCGGCCCCTTCGCGAAGTCGCTGAAGGAGTTGATCGTCTGGCCGGGCGTGCCGACCCAATTGGGGACGCTCGAATACAGCGCCATCACGTCACGGTCGATCTGGTTGGCAAGCTGAACCATCGCCGGGCGAATAACGCGCTCCGACAGTTCCTTGATGTTCAGCGTCAACTCTTTCGAGGTGAAGCTGAAGTCTACGCCCTTCTGCTTGTCGATGGTGAGCGAGACCTTGCCCTCGACAACGTCCTGGTTCGAGGCGGTCGCGCCGTCGCGGACGGTGAAGTCCGTGGGCTTCCGCATCGAAATGGTGTCGCCAATCGAGTAACCGTTGATCGAGTTACCGAAGTCCGACTCAAGCCCGCGATAGACCTGCTTGGCCATCACCAGCTCGTTGTCGAGAATCGCCGTCGCTTCCTTTGCGAAGATCGTCGGCGTAATTACCGAGTTAGCCATTTAAGTGTCCTTCTGGCCCCCGAAGGGGCACTGGGAACGCAACGTCATCCGACGTGGCATTCTGGGGTTGTTATTCGCCCCGCGTTTTCATCCACGCCACATATTCGCTCATCGACATCTCGCCGGGGTCTTTGTTGATCCCCGATGACAGTCCTGAAACGGTGCGTGGCGGTGGCGGTGGGGCATTGCGCTGCTGAGGCTGGGGAGACTTGCCAAGGGCAGCCTCGATCCGGCCCAGCTCTGCGGCCTGACGATGCGGCGGGAGCGAAGCAATGCGCTGCGCTTCCTGTCGGTTGGTCCCCAGATGATACGCCACCTGCGGGCCGACATCGCTTTCGCGAATAACCTCGGCCATCAGTGGCGTGATCGGGAGCGTCGGGTCGCGTGCCACGGCATCGAAGTCCGGGAGCGCCTGACGCGCCGCCTGTTCCCGCTCCTCGTAGGACCGGAGAACCTGGTGGCGCTGCTGCTCGACTGCCGCCTGCTGCAACCGATGATCCACCATCTGCTGAGCAACATAGGCAATGCGCGCCTGCTCATACTGATCGTAGTCGTCGAACTGCTCAAGCTGCGGGGGTCCGTAGTTTTGCGGCTGTTGAGGCTGCTGTGGCTGGATTCGCCCTTCGGCTAGTCCGCGCCAATAGTCGGCCTCTCGCTGTGCATCGTATTTCTGCCGCGTGACTTCATCGATACGCTTCTGGAACCACGGAACCCGTTTGGGGGGCTCTTCGGTCTCTTCGCCGGTATCGTCGGCTTGGCCGGTCTCTTCAGTGCCGGTCTCCTGCTCCGCGGTCGCTTCGGAGTTGCTTTCGACCTCGTTGGAGGCATCGGCCTCCGGTCCGCCGCGTTCGGCGTCGCTCAACTGATTCATTGTCCGTCCTTGGGAATGCGCGTCTCACGACGCTGGGAAGCCCGGTTAACGCCCCGGTGGTGGCGACATTGGCATTGCTGCCTGCTGTCTCATCTTGAAGCCTTCGATCATCGGCCTCAGTTGTTCGTAATTGGCCTGCGCGGCCTTGTAAGCCGCTTCCGCCTCGGTCTTCTGAACCTCGGCCCCCATGCCCCGCATCTGCATTTCCTGCATCGCCTGCTGGGCGGGGTCGGGCGGCATCATCTGCTGCATCTGCTGCTGGATTTGCATCCGCTTCTGATCCACCTCCGGGTCGATCCCCGGCGGCAGCATCAGCGACAGGCGCTCGGCGAGCTTGTCGGAATTGGGAACATCGAGCGACTTGACGATCAGGTCGGCGGCAAGCTGGCCCGCCTGCGGCACCGACTGGATGAACTGCATCATCCATTCCGCCGCCTGCTGGCGCTTGGTCGCATAAGCCGGGCCGGTCGTCACCTCGACATCATAGGTGCCCTGGGCAAGATCGTTGAACGTGCGCCCGTCGGGAAGCAGGGTGTTGACCCGCGCATAATCCTCGATTGATCCGTCCTCGCCGATGATCCTGACGATGCGCTCGTTGGAATAGATGTGCGGAATAAGGTCGATCAGCATCAACCCGGCAATGCGGATCGCGGCCACCAAATTGTCGATATAGACATAAGTTGCCGTTTCGCCCTGCTGGTCGCGGGCAAGGATCGCGCGGCCCGATGTCTCGTTCGACTTCTCCCCCAGCGAGGCGTCGTAAATGCCGGTCGTGGCCTTCATGTCGCCGTCCGCGACCTGCGCTTCCTGATACCAGGCTACCGGCATCGAGGGCGGTTGCTCGCGGCGCGGCGTCAGGCCGTTGGCCTTGGGGTCGATGTCGAACACCAGCGCGGCGGGGTTGCCCTTGTTGGCATTCTCCCACATCGACTTGTAATTCTGGATCATCGCCGCCGTCACCAGCCACGGGGCCTTGGGCTGGTTGCCGATATGCTCGACCATCGCCGAGCGGGCGTAATTGTAGGACTTCTGCGCGTCGCGGGCGTGGTGGATCAGGCCGTGGCGGTAAATCTCGTCCCCGGCCTCGACCTCTTCGCCAATCACCGGGATCAGCGGGATGTAATGCCCCTTCCACTCGCCGGAATCGATCACTTCCGTGCCGGTCATCCGGCACCAGCAGACCTTGTGGCTTTCGACCTCGCGCACCTGCACTACCTGCACGGGCGGCATTCCCTGCTGCATCCGCAGGGCGTTCACCGCGTCAAGGTCAAGATCGTCGAGATAGTCGCTCGATCCGTCCGAGAACAGCGCCAGCTTCTTCCTGACCGGCTCCCGATACCAATATTCGGCAACCCGGACGAAATCGCCCTGGAGCCATTGGCTGTATTCCTCGTTGGGCGAGTCGAAATCGACCAGGCTGACCTTGGGGTGCAGCGTCTCGAACTTCTTGCGCGAGATGAGCTCGGTCACGAACGCCCAGTTCATGTCGTGGCGCGTCAACTCCCGCGCGTCCGGGTCGATCACCACCGACAGGGGGTTGCGGATCGGCTTGATGATGATTTCCTGGTCGAAGCTCTTTTCGTCCAGATAGTCGGTCAGGATGCGGAACCAGCCGATCCCGCCGATGACGGCCTGCTCGCCAGCCTTGTTGTAGATGCGGTGCGCGTCGCTCAGCGATTCAATGTGCCGGATGATCGCCGCATAGACCTTGGCGATGCCCTCGTTGCCCTCTTCCTTGGGCAGCACCTTGATCGCGGGCTTGTTCTGGCGCATCTCGCCAGTGACCTGCTTGACGAACTGCGGCAGGCGGTTGATGCGAAGCGTGATCCGGCCAGCGCGCTCCTTTACCTCGTCAGCGCCCCATTGCTCGCCCTTGAAGAACTTGCGGTCGTCCTCGTCGCGCCTGCGGTTCTCGCGGTCGGCGTCGATGCCAGCCTGGAACCGCTCCCGCGCAAGGCGAAGGAAGTCGGCGTCTGCGGTCTTCTTGGCCATCAAGCGCCTTCCTCGTGGTATTTCGCATATTTCGCGCACTGCTCTTCGGTGAGGCACAGGCGCTTGCCGTGCTTGCGCTGCTCATTGCCGCACAGGCGGGCGATGATCCGATAGCCGCGCTCTTTCGCTTCCTCGGGCCACGCGTAGGTCATTTAGCCCCCGAATCCCGCGCCTTGCGAGAAGTTGAACTCCAGCTTCTTGTGCGGCTCGTCATAAGCCACGCACATCAAGCCGAAGGCGTCGGCACCGTGCGAAGACCAGTCATGTTCCGGCCCCAAGCCAATGCCGCGCTTCTCGTCGCGCTTTTCGTGATACCAACCCAAGGCCCTGCGGCCCCCGTGGGTCGTTTCCTCGTTGAACCACACGGAAGGAAACAGCCTCCGTGCCGCCTCAACGCGCTTTAAAGCCGCGCCCTTGCCCTGGTTCTTCACCGTCTGCGTGCGAAAGCCCGCCGCCTCGATATGGTCGGCAAACTTGTCGGCTGTCAGATGGTCGGCCCTCTCCCCGTCATGGGGAAGAACGCACAACGCTGAACCATAGCCCTTATCGCGCAGCCACCCGAGATGCGCGGCCAATGGCTGCCCCACCGCTTCGTAATAATCGAGAACCCGGATTTCCCGCCCGACGAACTGCGCGATCCAGATCGCCGTCGCATCGCGCGTGCCAATGTCCCAGAAGGCCCGGTATTCCATAAGCGGGTCGGGGCTGACATTGCCGATCCGCCCGTCCGCCTTCGCCTTGGTCAGGCAGGATGCGTAATAAGCGCCCTCGGCAATGGTGACGAAATCACCCTCCCAGATATGCTCGTAGCTGTCGGGGCGCTCTTCCATGTCCCTGACGCGCTCCCTTTCGAGAACCGAGGGGAACCACGGATTGTCGCGCCAGTTCATCTCCACCACCTTCGTGTCGGCGGACTTCGCAACCCGGAAACGCTTGTGCGTCGGGCTGTCCTCGCGCTCCGGGTTCCATGTCACCCAAAGCTCCGAATCCTCCTCGCGGATCGTCGGGATCAGCTTTTGCCAAGCCGTTTCCGTGACCGGCTCGGCCTCATCGACCCAGCACAGCAAAATGCGCGCCTTCGACTTGATCGAGTCGATGTTCCTGTCCAGCCCGACGAACTTGAACGACACCCGTCCGTCGATGGTGCGGATGTATTTCTCGCCAATGTCGAAATGCGGGGCCATCCAGTCTTCCGAGCGGATCGCCGCCTTGATCTCCTCCAGCGAGCTTTCGTCGAGCGAGTTCATGAACTGCCGACAGCAAAGGATAATCCCCTCGCGACCGGACTTGGCGAATTGATACGCCTTGACCGCCGCCATCTTGGCGAAGGTGCGCGTCTTGGCCGAGCCGCGACCGCCATATGCGCCGCGAACACGCGCCCTGCCTGTAAACACCGGGATCAGCTTCGGTGGAAGCTCAATCCTCGCTGTCGTCATTGCCCGGCGCGACGATCTCGACCCGCGTTACAATCTCAAGCGGGCCGTCATTGGCCCCGGTCAGTTGCAGCGGTAGAACCTTGCCGACCAGCGTCATGAAGGCGGTTGGGTTGTTCTCGGCCTGTAGCTCAAGATACTCGACGCCGCCTTTGTTGTTGAGCGCCTCGACCACCATTTCCTTGATCGCCGCCGTTGTTTTGTTGGGCGTGCCCTTTTGGCGTCCGCCAGTCTTCCGTCCGGCTGCCATCTAAACACCTCTACTTTAGATCGGCCCACGCATCGGGCACGAACCACTCGACTGGATCACCATTCGGCCAAATTTCGCCGGTCCTGATGATGCGCCCGGTGACGAGCTTGATTGAGCAGCGCCTTCTACTTATCGGGAACACTTCGCCCTCAGCGCCGAGCCAGAAATAATAGGCCATCTTATCTCGCCCTGACCAGCAGCGTCATCGTCTGCTGCAATGTCTGGCCGTCATAGGTGACAGCCTGGCACAATATCTTGCCGACGCTGCCCGCTGACCCGCCCGAAAGCGTGACGCGCGAGAGCGTTGCGTAATCATGGTCGCTGTCGGTGATCGTCATTCCCGCCGCGGTCGAGAGCGTGAACGTCGCCGAGGTGAGCGAGTCGCCCTGATGCCAGGAAGGATGCTGCGACCAGTCCATGTAGCGGAACGCGATCTCGTCGGGGTCTTTGGGTTCCCAGACCTTCATCGAGCGCTCCTGTGCTTGCGATAGTCAAAGTCGGGATCGCCGAAGAAGCGGAACGCGCCCCTTACCTCGCCGCGCCAGTCATCGAGCAAGGCGATCTGTTCGGTCAGCGAAAGCGAATATGTCACCCCGCCGGAGATTGTGTCGCTGGCGGTGATCGTCTCGGTAAATGCATCGCTCATCAGCAAGCCACCGGCCTCGACCACATTGGCCGTGATGCTTTCGCTCAATACATTGACGAAGATCGCGCTGTGCCCAAGCGAGTCGGAACTGGTGATGCTCTCGGTGATCGAGCTTGCGAAGGTCTGCGTATTGCCCAGGCTATCGGAAGCGGTGATGCTTTCGGTGATCGTGTCGTTGTAAGTCGTTCCCGCCGCGCTGGTATCAAGCTCGACAACCAGC